GTTTTACACTCCCCTATTAAAGTTGATTATGCAGAGTAAAGAACGATCTCAGATCCGATACCAAAGTTTACAGTTGCAGTATATCGTAAAACGATACGTACATTTTGTGAACCATCGATGTCAGCCATGTCGATAACTTTAGCTACATTCTTATCATTTAGTAATCCAGTACCATACATAAGGTTTCCAGATTGTGCAGCGATCATTTTGTCAGCTGGCATACCGTTAGATACAAACAATTTAACTCCTTCAAAATCAAGAGCAGTCTGTCCTACGTGGTATAAATCTTTATATCCTAAAGCAGCTTGAGCTCTAATGTAAGCACGAGCAGTTGATGGAGCGATATAGATAGATAAATCTTCTTGTCCATAAACAGTAGTTGGAATTGCATCTACTACTTTACCTAATTCAGCGATAACGTTAGAAGCGTCGATAGTTGTACCAGCTACATCGACTACAGTAGCGTCAGCAGCAGCTAAGGCTAAAAATCCGTCAAATTCACCACCAGTTGCATCTGTACCAGCAAAGATAGTATTCTCAATCTTCTCAGCTACTTTAGATACTACGTGTCCTAATAGATAGTCAGAGAAAGCTGGAGGGATAGAGTCGTGAGCCGACACTCCCATAGAAATAGCATCCCAATCGCTTCTAAAGTCAGCCTTACAAAGTTGTAAGTTTACCATAAATTCTTTTGGCTCTAAGTAACGCTCAGTAAGAGTTACTTCAGATGTTGCAGCGAAGTCGCAGCCACTATCAGCTACTAAATCATTCGTTGAAAGTTTCTTGATTACTTGTTTGAATTTTACATTCGGTTTTACTGTAACACCACCATTTTCGATAGTATTTGCAGAAAGCAAAGCGGCAGAGATAAAACCTTGTAGTTTTTCCCCAGCGTAGCTCGTTGTAATTGAAGTTGTTGTTGCCATTTTTAGCGTTTTTAAATTAATTAATTAATATTCTTATTTAAATAGTTTTGCGAAAACCCTGTCCTTTGTAGTTGCCGCTCTGTTCTGAGCATACAAGTGATTAGACTTTGCTTCGACTTCTTGTTCTGGTGAGTGAGAAATTTCCTCTACCTCTTCAGATAATCCTACCTGTTCAGATAACTGAGCTGGCATTTCTTTGTCAGCTTCTTGCTTGTCCTTTAATAACGATTCAATCATAGACACCATTTCATTTCTCAATGACCTTAGCTCTTCTGACGTTACGTAAGCTGGAGCAGCTTGAACCTCTTCCTCTTTAGCTTCATCTTCAGTTCCATCCTCAGCTAACTCAGTCTCAGTCACCTCTTCAGATAACTCAACCTCATCAGTTGATTCAATAACCTCTTCTGAAACCTCAGACAATTCCTCTTGTACCTCTTCAGATACTTCCTCAGTAAGCTCTACCTCTTCAGTTGCTTCAGGAGCAGCTTCTACAGCTACTTCTTCTACTACTTCTTCAGTAAGCTCAACCTCAGTAGTTTCCTTTTGAGATGATAGAAAAACGTTTTGCAGCTTCTCTAATAATTCTGTTGCTTTCATAAATTTAAAGTTTTAATATTAGTATAACGAATAAGAAATCACCTGTTTTAATTATAACTGATAATCAGTTGATTCCGTACTCTCGGTTGTTGATGTACTCGTATTTGTCACTGTAGAATACCCCTGTCCTATTAAAGAACCTATCCCATGTGGGAGGGCACTGTAGCCCTCATTACATTTACAGTTTTTCGTTGTGTAAGTATTTTTACACATGCAATACCATGTTTTCATATTTTTAATGTATTGATATAATGTTTATGGATAAATTATCTACTGTTACATTATGTGTTGATGTATAGTTTTCTAGCATTACAGAGATTTCGTCTCCTTCAGTCAAGTCTATTATGGTTTGGCAAATTACGTTAACAGCCTTTCCTCCTGAGTCAGTTGTGACGAATCCCTCTGAATCCCCTACTACGCTTCCGTTTAACGAAACGTAAAAAGCTAAGTCTTGACCGTTTGAGGAGTCGACTGAAAAAACAGCTATAACTTTAGCCGTCATGTTCTTTCCTGAATACCCTATCAAGTTTGACCCCTGAGAAAACCCATCGTTAACTGCGTATTCAAAAGCACCTTGAACCTGAACTGGGGTGTCTACTTCACTTATAATGGTTTCTACTGTGTTTCCATGCATAAACACAACAGCTCTTTCTACTTCGTGATCCTTGATGAACTCAGTACTTTTATGTAATAAGTTTCTTATTTTGTTTAAATTTATTGTTGCCATATTATTTTTATTTATCTAAAATAAGGTGATATTTTTCTCTATTGATTTCCACCACCAGTTGATTCCTTTTTTCGTCAAAATATATACTTGATATATTGTTTAAATGATTGTTTCCATCGGAACCTCTTGCTCCTTGCGGTCCTCTGTCACCAGTTAATCCAGTATCTCCTTTTGTTCCTTGCGGTCCTCTGTCACCAGCATCTCCTTTAATTCCTTGAACACCTTGTGCTCCAGTATCTCCTTTAATTCCAGCTTCACCTTGAGAACCATTTTCTCCAGCATCTCCTTTGTCACCTTTAGGACCTGTAATTCCTTGTCCACCATTTAACCCAGCTTCACCTTGTGCTCCAGTATCACCTTTAACACCAGCTTCACCTTGTATTCCTTGCGCTCCAGTTAAACCATTGCTACCAGCGTCACCCTTTACTCCTTGTGAACCTTGATCTCCCTTGACTCCGTCTACTCCATCTTCTCCTTTCAGCCCTCCGATTAAAGATATATCCTCTAATTCTTTCTCTAGTTCAGATACACGCTTCACTAATAAGTCTATATAGTTAACACCCTTAACTCCGTCGGCGTCAATATGAACTAGTTCAGGGTAGTCTGCCTCTATTTCTTCGGCAAGTACACCGTATCTTTTTCTGTTACCGCTATCTGATTTATATACGTATTCTTTAAACTCTATTTTTTTGCTTGTTGTTTTTGTTATGTCAGATATTAATTTCTTTTTATTTGATTGAGAAGTTTGTATTAACGACAAGCATCTTAAATCCCCTATAAATCTACCATCACCATTGACATCGAGCGTGTAATCTGGTGTTGTATTATTAATACCGACGATATCTTCGCTAATCCAGCTACCGCCATCAGAAACCTCATTCAATCTTAGTATAGTCCTTGACGAAGTATTATCTGTAATGCTGCTATTTGATTCTGAATCATTAAATGGATGCTGACTATCGTCAGAAGCTCCACCTGTTTGTCTAATTATAGGCATTTATTATTGTTTTAGGATTAGGTTTTTAATTATATCTATAGCTTTCTGAGCAGCTAACTCTTCTACGTCTTCTTTCTTAGGTGTATCTAACTTATCCGTAAAGAACCCCTCTATGCTAAAACCTTTAACTCTATCAGTTTTAACAAACTCTTCCCAAATCTCTTCGTTGTTTACCTTAACAGATACCATCCAAGTCCCTACTGGTACATTTAAACCGTACTTTCTTGACTTGTCTTGAAGTTCGTCTTCAACTATCCAAGACTCTACTACAGATAGTCCACCAATCTCTACCTCATGTTCAAGTGTAGCATTATTCTGCTTACCCCTCGATAGAAAAAGCTGAGATGCCTTTATTACTGTTTCGCTAGAGAACTTAATATAGTATTCACCCTCTGAGTTTCTTCTGTATATTTCTTTATTAGGTACGAGAGCAGCTCCCATAAGGATTCTACGCTCTTTATTCACCTCCGTTAACTTGACTTCAGCAGCTTTCAATGCAATGAAGTCTTCCTCTATAGCTGGGTTCTCAACGATTGAAATAGCTTCTATGCCACTGAAATCGCTGTCCTCGTCTATAAATAATTCGTATATGTCTAAGTTTTCCATAATATTATAACGTGTTTAATTCTTGTTATTTTTAATCTCCTAGTGATGCTGTAGTTTGAATTACATTATCTAATTGTTGTTGTGATGTCATTTGAGATGAAACTACATAAGCCTGAACAGGTTCGTTGAAATTAGAACCAACTCCTTGTGCTAATTGATTCACTCCAGTAGATCCAACTAAGTTAAAGTCAAACTCTCTTGAGGGTGCTTGACCTCCTACGGATCCACCTCCACCACCTCCACCACCTCCACCACCACCAGAACCTCCCATAGACGCTTGTCCTATAGCAGATGCAGCGATAGCAGCAATGGATATACCAGCTCCAATCTTATTCTTTACGATTCTAGCAGCTCCACCAGCCTGTATTCCAGCAGCAGAAGCAATTTCAGTGTTACCAGCAGCGACTAAAGCACCACCAAGAGGATTACCTCCAGCCATCATGGCAGCACCCTTCATAGTGGACATTACACCGTGAGCAGTAGCTTCTCCAGCAGCAGCACTACTAGAAGCCATGATACTTGCGTTAGCAGCTTGAGTCTGTACAATTACATTTGCTATAGCAGCACCTTTTTGCAAAACTAATGCAGCCACAGCTATTGCTTTATTTTCTTTAGCAAACCCTTGCATTATACTACCTAATCCAGCTACCCAAGAAATGTACTCTAGGTTTATATTTCTCTTAGCTTCAATTTTATCTCTTTCTATTTGCAATTCAAATTGCATTTGCTCCATTAACCACTCGTTTCTATCAGCTTCAATTAGTTGCTCAATTTCAAGTAGTTCGTATCCTTGAGTTCCTAAGTTTATTTTCTTCTGCTCTAAGTCAGCCTCAAAGTTTTCTTGTTCAGCCTCTCTACGTAATAATGCAGCTTCCTGTTGTCTCTCTATGTCTTCAGCACCTACTAATGATTGAGGTTTGTTAAGCATACCAGCACTGGTTCCGTCAGTAAAAGCAGCTAACATAGATTCGTTATCAGACATCATTTGGAGTCTGTTATCAATCATAAGATCGGAAGAGCACACGTCTGAACTCCAGTCACTTCCA